CCAAGACAATAAATCAGGGGAAGATAAATTTATCAAAATTTAAATAAGATGACCTCTAGAATTATTGTTTAGGTTCTTGACTTTTTGATACTATATAAATATAAATACAATTTGTTGATTCGAGTTGAGAGCTGATCTGGACGGGGGTGCGATTCCCCCCAACTCCACCTAAACACATTCGGTGAGTGTGCTTAGGGGGGTTGAATAGGATCGACAGGCAGAGGTAGATGAGTGGAGAATTGTCGGGTGATTCCGTTATAGGTCAAAACAACTAAATGCAAATGATGATAACTTTGCACTTGAGGATTATGCGCTAGCCGCATAGTTACTCGGAGTTTCGGTAGGTTTCTTAGCAACAGAATAACCTACCACTTTTTATAATGATTACAGGAAAATATATACTATGGCAGTTTTCACAACATCGAAAACATTTACGAACGCAATAGAAATTATTGCTAAAGAAAAGAACATTACTCATATGGATGCTATTCTTTGGTACTGTGATAAAGAAGGTATTGAACCAGACTCAGTTGGTTCTCTTGTTTCCAAAGGTCTAAAAGAAAAAATTGAAGCGAATGCTCGTGACTTGAATTTTCTGCCAAGAAGAGCTCAGTTACCAGTATAGAAAGTTTTTAATGGAAGCAATTGATGTGTATCTTATGTACTGTGCAATGAAAGCACACTTTGGTAAAACTGATTATGACTTTGTTACTTACAAAGGCAAAACTCGTATCAAACGAGATTCTTTCTACAAGAGAAAGGATAGATATTTCTTTGTCAAAATCTCACGAAAATATAAAACTGAAGAAAACATAAAAAATTATTTTGTCTCTAATTTTATTAAAGACAGTAAAGGTTATGTATCAAATTTTAATGATGAAAACTATGAAGAGTGGAAAAATAAAAGAGCTAACTTTTACGATCAATTCACATTAGAGATTATGCCTTTTATTAAAAACTTCAATCCCCTTTTTAATATTGAAAGTGACGAACACCCTATATTATTAAAAGAGTATCTTGGAAAAAGAATATCATTAGAAACTCTTATCATTCTTGACGAGTTGGTTGATTTTAGTAAAACATGGAACAAAAAACTATCTGAGGATTACATATGGCAAGACATTAAAAATATGATGAATAATTACAAAAGGTTCTTGACTTTGGACAAGAATAAGTATAGAATAAAGTTATTAAATCTAATAGAGGAGTCTAATTAAAATGGATTTAGGAAATGTTGTATCTGAAATGAGCGAAAAAGAATTCGAACAGGAACAGAACGCAATAAGGATGCTTGACGTTGTTGAAGCAGAAAATAAGAAACTCGTTATACGAGTTAAAGAGTTGGAATTTGATTGTGCTGAATTAACTAAAAATAATTTAGAATTGTCAGAGAGAATCAAGAGACTTGCAACTCGACAACCATCATGGCCAAAGGGATTTAATCCACAAGGTCGCAATACAAACTCAAGGTTTAACAATAAAAGAGAATCACGTTAAACAATCGTGTGGGGTTATAGCTCAGTTGGGAGAGCGTCTGGTTTGCATCCAGAAGGTCGTGGGTTCGATTCCCTCTAACTCCACCACTTTTACTGCCGGTATAGTTAAACGGTATAACAGTTGCCTTGTAAGCATCAGTTTGAGGTTCGATTCCTTGTATCGGCACCAATTTTAAAGGATATATAATGGGTACTAAAATATTAACATTGACACTAATTGCACCAAATAGAAAATTGCCTAATAGTAAGATGCGGTGGATTGCACTTGCAATCGCACTTTTAGCTGTAATGTTTCTTGCATCGGGAAGCGTTGCTTCTCAGTGGATGGGTTGGTCGTTGTCTGTAATTGCCTGTGCATTTTGGGCAAACTTTGCAAGATTAGATAAAGATACTCCACGAATGTTGATGGAGCTATTCTATCTTGGTGCATCTATTTGGGGGATATACAATTGGATATAGAAGTATTACTTAAAGACCATATGGGAAGTGACTTGACTGTTGTTAATGCTGCTCGTGTATCTTTTGATAAGGAATCCGAATGGGATAGGGGATTTACTGGTGGTCAAGTTGAAGGTCTTCTTAATTATGGTGATGAACGACTTATAGGTTATCTTGCAAAACATAATCATTGGAGTCCATTTGGTCATGCATCAATGCAGTTTAGAATCAAAGCTCCTGTGTTTGTTGCAAGACAATTAGTCAAACATCAAATTGGTTTAACGTGGAACGAAGTGTCTAGACGATATGTTAGTGATGACCCATCAATTTATTATCCAGATGTGTGGCGTGCAGCTGCAACAGATAAGAAACAAGGTTCTGATGAAGAAAGAACTATAGAATGGATTAAAGATATTTATCCTGATGATGAAGATATTAGAGTTAGTTCTTTGTACAGAAAAGCTGTCACAAAAGCACTTGATGCTTATGATATACTAATTGAGGGTGGCATTGCACCAGAACAAGCAAGAATGGTTTTACCTCAATCTATGTTTACAGAATGGTATTGGTCTGGAACACTCTATGCGTTTGCAAGGGTTTGTAATTTAAGATGTAAACCAGATGCACAAATTGAAACACAATTAGTTGCAAATAAAATTGATGAAGTTGCAAAGGATTTATTTCCTGTCAGCTGGGAGCATTTAAGAACATGAAATCTTTAGTTATTGGTAATGGCGAATCACGTTCGTGGTTTAATCCAAGTAAAAACAATATTGGTTTGGACGAAGTTAAAACGTGGGGTTGTAATGCAATCTATCGTGATAGTAAAGTAGACAATCTTGTTGCAGTTGATTATGGAATACAACAGGAAATTGTTAAATCTAAATATCCACTTGAAAATAAATGTTGGTTTACAAACTGGTCTACTGTTCCAGACTTTGTAGCAGACACAATGTTCATGGGATATAATATACCTGATTCTTTTATTCATTACAGTGGAGATAAAACTGACAAGTGTGTCATCTCAGGTAAAGACCCTGCTACCTTGCAAGAAAAAATTGATACAGCTATGCATATGAATCCAGATTTAGATATGGAAGACCTTCGTATGAAAATGGAAAAGGACTCTGGTGTTTGGATTACTTACGTTACTGGTAATGAAAGAATCTGTCCTGTTGGAGATTATTTGCGTAGTTGGTCTGCGGGCAATGCGGCACTACATTTAGCATGTGACCCACCTGTACATGAAACACTAGGAAGATTTCCTATCAAATCAGATGAAGTGTATATGATTGGATATGATCTATCGACATATGAGAAACCACTAAATAATATGTACAAGGGTACAGACAACTATCTTCCAGCAAACGCAAAAGGATTTAGTTCAGTAAATTGGGGTAAACAATTAAAACAAGTTTTTACTGATTTCCCTGATACTACTTTTTATTGGGTTGGTGCAACAGAAGAAGGTAAGACGTTAGCAGATGCATTCCATTTAAAAAACATAATATATATTACTAAAGATGAACTGTGTGAGGAATTAAAAATAACATGAGTGCAATACCTATATTCCCAACAGGAATGGTAAAACTATATGAAAGCCCAATTCCATTTCTTGACACCATTGACTTGAAGAAGTTTTCATATGAAACATACAGGGGTTCAGAAAAACTAAGAACACAGAAACATTTAAATATATTACTTGATCCAGCAATGAAAGATATTGCAACATGGATTGAAATGCAAGCTAAAGATTATCTAGACAACGAACTTGGTTTAGAGTATGATGAGTTTTTCTTTTCAGAAAGTTGGATAAACATTAGTGGTGAAGGTGGTGAACAAGGAATACATAATCATTCCAACTCAATCATCAGTGGAACATATTATTTAAAGTCAGAGGACGGACACCCACCACTTGATTTTCACAGATCAAAGTATGATGGTGTGCCATTTATATCTCTCACTGAACATTACAAGAAAGGGAATCCAAACACAGCTTCGGAACTAGCCTTTCCTTGTACACAAGATTCTATGATTGTCTTTCAATCTCAGTTATATCATGGCCATAAACCTAATATGCTTGAGGAAAAAAGAATTGGACTTTCGTGGAATGCTCTTGTCAATTTTAGACAAGATGACAAAAGTATATATAGGATAAGGTTTGTTCAAGAAGATACTTGACTTTCCCTATAAAACTGTATATAATACTACATTAACATACGAAAACATATATTAACATAAGGAGAAAAATATGTCGTTAAGTTCACTCAAGAAGTCTAATTCTTTAGACAAACTGCTTGGAGCAGTTAAAGAGGAAAACGCACCACAAGAGAAGAAGTCTTACAAAGACGAAAGAATCTGGAAGCCTGTAATGGATAAAACTGGTAATGGTTTTGCTATTATTCGTTTCCTTCCAGCGGTCGAAGGTGAAGATATGCCTTGGGCAAAGGTCTGGAATCACGCATTTCAAGGCCCAACTGGTCAATGGTATATTGAGAACTCTCTTACCACACTCGGTCAGAATGACCCTGTATCAGAATTAAACTCAGAACATTGGAATTCTGGTGTAGAGTCTGATAAAGAGATTGCTCGTAGACAAAAACGTAAGTTGCAATACTTCTCTAACATTTACGTTGTCAAGGACAGTGCAAATCCTGAGAATGAAGGTAATGTATTCCTTTATCGCTTTGGTAAGAAAATCTTTGACAAGATTATGGAAACCATGCAACCTGCATTTGAAGATGAAAGTGCTATAAATCCTTTTGACTTCTGGCAAGGTGCGAACTTCAAGTTGAAGCTTCGTAAGGTAGACGGTTACTGGAACTATGACAAGTCAGAGTTCGAAGCACCATCAGCATTGTTTGACAATGACGATGACATTGAAGCAGTATGGAAGAAGGAACATGCTCTATCAGAGTTTACTGCTACTACTAACTTCAAGTCATATGATGAGTTGAAAACTCGTTTGGATATGGTTCTTGCTGGAACTACTAAGGTAGGAAGTGCAGCTGAGATTATGGAATCTGCTCCCGTAGCATCTCCATCTGTTGATACTACTCCAGTTGCAGCTCCGTC